AGCTGTCCCTTCAGACTGTTGTACGCGGACTGCAGGCTGTCATAGTTTGGCGGGTTCCCGATTTCCTTGTTGCACCATACCGCGATGGTTTTGATGATCAGATCGTCCTTCAACGTACTGTCGTCTGTAATAGTCCAGGCGCTTGTCTGCGGATCCTGTGTCCGCGTGATACTGATCTCACCAGGCAGTACGATTTCCGTGCTTGTCGTCAGATCCAGAGCACAAGCCTTGATCTCCGCGATGATTCTCGCGTCATACTCATCGCCGTCGATAAATGTCAGCAGCTCCTTCACTTCCTGAAACATGGTTTCGCCCTCCCGCCAATGTAGTCGTCATAGTGCTTGTTTTTGTAAAGATGTACCGGCTGGCAGTGGCTGTCCGCCCAGATCTCAAACCCGTTGCATACTGCCCGGATGCAGAAGTGCCTGTCCTCCCCGAAAACCGCTTTCCGCAGGTTCGGGATGGGCGTGTAGTCCACGCCGGCTTCCAGCACCTTCCGCTTGATCAGGAACAGCGCCCCGGTCCCGCCCACCTGGTACAGGCCTGGTTCTCGCCATTCCGGCCGGTTGTTATCCTCCGCCTGGTCGTACATCCACGCGTTGCTCCACCCGTTCGTCCAGAAAAGTCCAGCCACGCAGTCCTTGTCCGCCGCTATCAGCGTTTCCAGCGTGTGCTCCTCCAGCACCAGATCCGTGTCCACTGAAAACAGGTAATCATACCCGCCCTTCAGCGCCTTCCGGATGGTCATGTTCCTGTACGCGCTCATGTTGCTGACCAGCTGCCTGTCCCACAGGTGATCCTGGTACATCGTTACGTTTTTGCTGTTGATCACGTCATATTCGGCGCCCCGGATTTCCGGTATCACCTCATCGCAGTCGTTCACAACAAAATACCGGTCGGCTTTTACGCCGTCCGGTATAATCAGGCCGTCCAGGCCTTTCTGGTATTCCCTGAAGATCTTCGGATCCTGCCGCAGCGGCGCGGCGATCAGCACTTTTTTCATCCGAACAGTCCCCCGAACATATCTTCCCCCGCGTATACCGGGATGTGTGCAATATGCCCCGGCCTTACCGTCGGCTCGCACCAGATTTCGGTGCCTGTGCTTTTCGCCCGCTCGCAGAAAGCCAGGTCCTCTCCGAAGTCTTCCGTCGGCGTGAAGCATGTGCCGTATTTTTCTTTGACTTTCCGCAGCACGTCCACCTTTGTCAGCACCAGCGCGAATCCGCATCCGTCTACCCGGAACGGTTCCGTGCCGAACTGCCGCACCTTCTCCATCGGGAACGCGTTGATATTTTTGTAAACGCACGGCGCGAACATCGGGCGCCTCCCGATAAAGGCGCCGCACACCATATCCTTTCCGCAGAAAAGCAGGTCGTCCACGATGTTCTCCCCGAACGTCATGTCGCTGTCCAGCCACAGGACGTGGGTAAAGTTTTCGTTGATCGCATGCTGTGCGATCTTGTTCCGTGCGATATATACCAGTGTTCCGCCGATGATTTTTTCGTCCATGTCCACCCCGTCCCGGATCAGTTTCCGCTCCAGGGCTGTCAGGCTTTTTGTGAATTCCGCGTGGACGTAATCGGTCGTGGGTACTCCGATCAACAGCTTCATGCTTTTTGCTTCCTTTTACGCGGGCCTCCGCCCGTTATTTTTTCTTCGCCGCCGGCTTTTTCGCCGCGGTTTTTTTCTCCGCCGGCTTTTCAGCCTTCTCCGGTTCCTCCGCCCGCTCCCTGGCTTCCGTCACCGGCACGGCGTATCCGAGGGATTCCAGCCACTCAAAATGGTCCGGGGAGACCTCAGCGATCTCCCCGGTCCTTCCGAACGGTTTGCAATCCCGCAGCAGTTTAACCTTCATCAGGCGCCGGGCTTGGTGAGCTTGACCAGGCGGCCGGGAGCGGTCACGCCGAAGCCGGAATACTGACGGCCAACGACCTTCACCAGGTCATCCTCCGATTCGCTCATGTCGTCCCACTTGATAACCAGGCCTTCGCCTTCGGGATAGTTCACCTGGATGGCGCTCAGGTCGCCCACGATGGCGTACATGTCGTTCTCGCTGGCGGTGTCATAGGCCGGCAGGGCAGAGCAGTACACCTTGGTAAAGCCCGCAAAGGGATCGATCGCGAACTGGCCGGCGGCATACGCGGTGTTGAACTTCGCTTCGGTCAGGCGGTTCAGTACGACACACAGGTCGGTCGCGTCCTCGCTCAGGTTGGTGGCGGCGTTGGCCAGAACCACAAGGCCGGGCGCTACCTTCACCTTCGGGATGCCGATGGCGGAAGAGCTGTTGCTGGTGCTGGCATCGTCGATCTTGTCGATGATTTCCTTCACCAGTTCCTTCAGGATCTGATAGGTCACTTCATCGTAGATGTAGCGGATGAATTCCTCGCCGCCCATCGTGATGCACTCGTCCGTCACCCGGACCAGCTTTTTGATGTTCGCGGGGATCAGCTGCACGATACCGATTGTGATTTCTTCCTCGGTCAGGCCCGTGGTGCCTTCAACATGCTTCCAGGCGCCGGTCGCGCTCAGCTCGAACGGTACGCGGAGGTTGCCGCGGAAGTAGGTCTTCTTGATCTTGTTCAGGAACTCATTCTTTTCCCAGGCGGTCTTGATGGTCGCCTCGACCATGTCCGGGACGGGCAGCTGGCCGGACGCGGGCGCGTTCTGGCTCAGCAGCACGGTGCGGCACTCGTTGTCATGGCCGCTGCGGATGTAGTTGGCATAAGCCTCCAGGTATTCGGGGCTGTTGCGGATTTCGGAAATTTCCATTCTCTTTTCCTCCTGTTTGATTTCTTCTCTGATTTCGCCGGCTCCGTTCTCGACGGCCTTCCGGTCTTCCTCCGCCTTCATTTCGGCGGCTTCGCGGTTTTCCAGTTCTTTGTCGATGGCGATCACTTCAGCCTGCCTGGCTTCCAGATCTTCCGCTGCCATCTCAGGCGTTTCCATCTCCTTCAGCAGGTCAGCCTTGCGCTCTTCCAGCTGTTCCGGAGACATTTCGGAAAAGTTAAAATCCATTTTTACTTTTCCCCTTTCTTATAGTTTTCCAGCCACTCCAGAACCGCCGTCCGGCGTTCCTGCTCAGCTGCGGCACGCTCTTCCGCCTCTTCCTCCGCGATCGCACTCTCCAGTGATTCCATCGCACTCTCCAGTGTTCCGGAATTGTCGCGGCTTTCGATAGACGTCTGCGCGTACGCCGGGAAATTGACCGCTGAGACTTCCCCGATCCGCTCAATGCCAACGATATGCCTGAGCGGATGCTCGCTGCGCGGTCCTTCCCATTTATCCTTTATCCCGATCATCATGAAGGACATCCCGGTAATGTCCCCACGTTCGACCGCGGAATAAAGCGCCCTCGCCTCCGCGTTGTTCTCGATGTCGAGATCCGCGCGGATTCCCAGCCCGTCGCCGTCAAGGATCAGCTGCATCGTGCTGTTCTCGTTGTTGTTCCTCGACCTGGCCAGCGGGATGCTGTTGATGTTGTGGTTCGCGAAAAAAGGGACGTCCCTCAGATCTGTGTTGTCCAGGGCGCCCGGCTCAATAATTTCATCAAACCGTCCGATGTTTGTCCTGCTGTTATAAAGAATCGCCCGGCCTTCCAGCCGCGCGATCCCCTCTGTCTCCTCCGCCCGCACTTCAAACGTGTAGGCCCTTCTTTCAGCTTTTTTCATTCTCGTCCCCTCCGTTGTCTTTCGTGTCGTCCTCAGGCGCATCTGAAGGATCTTCCCCCGCCTTGTCCTCCGGCGGGTTCGTCACGTCGTAATACTCGCCCCGTGCCGGGATCTGGCTTCCCAGCGGTTCCGGCAGCGGCGGAAGGTTCATGATCTCCCGCAGCTCGTTCCGCGTCATCAGGCCCCGGTCCGCGAACGTCGTGATCGCGTTCAGCTTGTCCTTGTTCGACATATACTGCAGCCTGTTGCTTGTGAAGAAAATCCGGTTCCCCAGCTGCCGCTCACGTTCCGAGTAGAACATTCGGGACATTACATCCGACAGCTGGATCGCCAGCCACTCGACCGCCCCCTCATAGAACGCCAGCCACTGATCACCGAAAGCCTTATTCTGCACGATGTCCTCGTTCACCGCGAAGTAGTCGTACACGTTGTCCTTGATCAGCTTCATCTGGTCTGCGTCCACCTTGTACCCGTCCTGTTTCAGCTGCTGCACGTTCGTGTACGTGTTCGGGAACAGGATCATGCCGCCGCTTTTCTTACGGTTCTGGAAAGTGAAGCTGTTGAACCGCTCCATCTCGCTGGCCAGGTCCTCGTCGCTCGCCCAGTTGTCGCTCTGCGCGCTGAACCGGTACGTCGCGCCGTTTTTGATGCCTTCCTGGATCCCCTGCCGCTGCATGTCGATCAGGTCCAGCGTGGCCTTCATCGCGTCGTTGCTCTCTCCGAAAAGCTCGCTCTTGTACTGGTACCGGGTCAGGATGCCCGTCTCGTACAGGCTGCAGGCAATCCTCCGATTATTCGGCAGCTGAAAACGGACGTACGGTGTCCCGTTGTATTCCACCAGTTCCCAGCTTTCCGGCAAAATCCCGATCACGCCGTTCGGCTTTCCCTTCTCCTCCCGCGTCGGCACCAGGAAAGCCGTATTCCTCGCGTACAGGACCACGGCCGTCCGGTACAGGAACTGGCTCCACGTCTGGTATTCATTCGGCTGGATCTGCATCCGGTTTGTCAGGTTCTGCTTTGCTTTGCCCTCAACGCTCACCTGAAGTTTTGCTGCGTGCCGTCCGTGCGCGTCCAGCGCTGCCCGGATCAGGTCGCTTTCAAAGATCGAGCCGTTCCAGGTGTGAAACGCCGGCGTGTATCCGTCCAGCAGCTGAAAGGTGTGCTGCGCCTTCACCGCCGCCGGCTGTTCCTTCTTCCCGAAAAGTTTCTCCATCAGTCCCATAAGCTACCACCCTCTTAATGTCCCGCGGTCGTTATTGTCTTTCCCTTGTTCTCCAGACGCGCTCCAAGCTCCGCCCACTTGAACTGTCTCATCGCCATCGCGTCCAGCAGCGCCGCCATGCCGTCAACGTGCGCGTTTTTGCTGATCTTGACCAGCTTTTTCCGCGGGTGCGCGCTTTCCGTGTTGCTCTCCATCTGCTGCGCCGCGTCCGCCATATGGATTTTCAGCAGGTCGTTGTCGTCCATATCCCGGATCCTGCCCTCCCGCAGCATTCCCTCAAACGTGTCCGAAACGCCTGACAGGTTAAATCCCTGCGTCACGCTGTCCGTGTGGAAACTCTTCTGGTTCAGCTTCTGCACCAGCTCCTGGCTCATCCACCTGTCGTATCCGATGATCAGCGGATAAATCTTCCATTTCTTCACCAGGTCCATGAACCACAGCAGCACGTCGTCATTGTTGATGAACTCCTCTCCGGAAAGGCTCAGGAATCCCTTCTTGATGTAAATTTCATACGGGATATTGTCCCTCCGCGTGGCCTCCTCCAGCCGCTTGTTCGGCAGCCAGAAATGAGAATGGACCCACAGCACCCCGTCGATCTCCGTCACGATACAGGAGCTCGTCAGGTCCACGCACTGGGACAAGTCCACGCCGCCGACACAGTAATGTCCGCGGATTTCCTCCAGGCTCTTGCGGTGCCCGAAAGCCTTGTTAATGTCCTCCGCCTTTAGCCAGGCGGTGCTCAGGTTCTGCTTCAGATTGCAGTATTTCGTCTTAAATTCGATCTCTTTGCTCAGGCTTTCGTGAGCGGTGTCGATCTCCTTTTTGATGAATTCCTCGCTGACGCTGATCCCCAGCCCCGGCAGGCTCTTCCGCAGTTCCGTCAGGTCGTCCCACTTCTCCGGATCGTCGATCATGTAGATCAACGGAAGAATGTGCTGCTCCCTGCTGTTCCCCATCAGGAACGCTGTGGACCGCTTCATCAGTTCGTCATACAGTCCGTCATTCTCATACCCGCCTGATGAGATCGCCAGGCCCAGCGGCTCCCCCCGAGCGCCGGTACCGGAGGCCATAACCTCCCATTGCCGCAGGCCCGCCATACCCGGCCACGCCGCGACCTCGTCCGCGCAGTAAAACATCGGATTGTAACCGTCCGATTTCTTACTGGTGAACGCCAGTTTCCGGATGATCGTGTTCGTCTCCTGGATCACCAGGCCGCGGTATTTCGTGCTCTTTGTGATCACGTCCAGCTCCGGCTCCGCGTGGACGTTAAACTCCAGCGCGGAATAGGCCAGATCCGCCTGTTCCAGTTTCGGCGCCAGGTAATAGACCTCGCTGCCGTATTCCCCGGCTGCGTAGCCCATGTATGTCCCGATGCCTCCGGCGATCAGCGTTTTCCCCTGCTTCCTGCCGACCGGCCAGAACACCTGTGAAAACTGGCGCTTCCCGAACGCGTCCACAATCCCGAAGATGGCGCTGATTCCGGCTCGCTCCCACAGGTCCAGCTTGATCCTCCGCGGGGCCAGCTGTCCCTTGTAGTGATGACAGTATCTCTGAATGAAACCGATCGCGTTCCAGGCCAGCTTCTCATCGTAGAACCAGCGCTTTTCGTTGATCCCCTGCATCAGTACGTCGTACAGCATCCGGATCCACTTTCCGACCACCACGCCGCCGGTCTGGATTTCCTCCCAGTATTCCAGGATTGGATTGCTGTTTTGCCTGGCTTTTCTGGTCCGCTGTTCCAGGTTTGCGAGCCTGTTCGATATTTCCTCCAGTTCCCGGATCCTCTGCTCTTCCTCCGGGATCACGTTCATCTTCACGCCCCGACCACCCCGCCGTTTTTAGTGAAGCCGGAACGCGTCCAGGTCTCTTGACGCCCGCTCTTTTTTCGCGCCCCGTTCTGCGATCATGTTCCCGATCGTCGTCAGGCATTTGTTGGCGCTCTCCACATGGCGCGGAAGCTCACTTAGCAGCGGGTGCGCCACGTCAACCGATCCGGTTTTGTAGGTCTTCTCAACCGTCAGGCCGTCTTCCGCGATCCTGTCCCGCATCTGATCGATCAGCGCGGCCTCTTCCGCGTAGATCCGCGCCGCCTCGATGAAATCCTGCTCCTTTTCGACCTGGTAGGCCTTTCCGAAGGCGATCATCTTCCGGTAGAGCGCTGCCGGCGTCAGCTTTTCGCTCCCGCTCCGCGCTTTCGTCCTGGTTTTCGTCTTCTTTTTCGCCGTCTTCTTCCGGACCGTCCTGGCATCTGCCGGCAGCTGATCCGCAACTTCCACGACGGCGGCCACATCTGCTTCCTTCATCCGTGAATCCTCCGCCCATCTCCGCGAAAATAAGCATCAAAAAAAGGCGCATTTTGCACCTTTTTCGGCCCTCCGCGGACCTGTTCTTTCATTGTCGCGCGCCCGTGGACGCGCGTCCTGCCCGACCTCGGCGCGCTTTTTTTCAGTTCACCCCAGCCCTGCGCCGATCGTGTTTTTTCGCTCAGTGTATGGGGGCTATACGGTCACCTTTCCGTCTGGCGCAATCCGCCACCGCTTTTGTTTGCGATCCTTCTCCTCATCATGGCACTGTTTGCAAAGCAGCTGAAGGTTGTTCCATCCCAGTGTGATCTCTGGATTGTTAATGTTTTCCGGTGACAGTGGAATCTTGTGGTGTACTTCCAGCGGTTGATCCTTGCTCCCTGGCTGGATGATCCCTCGTGCCAGGCATCTCTCGCATAGTTT